TTTTATCCCAATATGCACTTTTACAATATGGGCATTGCCTTACGTCTTTTTTTCGTGGTACCCATTCGTGACCGCATCTTTTACATTTAAATTTTTGTAATTTTATTTTCATTTTTTATACTCTCCTTATTTCCTATATAGTACCTCATAAGTAAACCTATGTCAACAACTATTTCATTAAATAAATTCCAACGTTCAAAATAGCCCCACCTACTCCATATAAGATCATACCCGCTTTTTTCTCGACGATGGCGCAGAAAGCTAATAATGTAAATTCTATGATGAATACAATTATTATTTTATTGCTCATTCTTCCAGCTTTCAGGTAATTTATAAGTTACATCTTCCCATATTACATATTCAGCTTTGAACCTTCGGCATATTTCGCGTAATGGAACCTCTTTATCAGAGAATATTATGGTTGTTGGCTTGGGCATTTCGTCATTAACCCCGCTATGGTTTTCTGCCGCAGCTTACGGAACACAGCTCGCAAGCGCTTTACGCTGTACTGCCGCAGTTCCGTTTTGGATCCTTTCCATGTGGGCAATAGAGCCTTTAATAATTCAGCCTTAGATCGTGGGGTGTAATATTCTGACCAGATTCTATTGGTTGGCATTCTCAACCTCCCTACGCATTACAGTTATATCCGGCTTATCCCCATAAATATTAGCGTACTCTTTAACCACCCCGGCCAGTTCCTTTTTAAGCTTTTTGATTGTTTGCCGCAGTATATCCCCAAGCGATTCCTCCGCATACTGCCTTAACAGCTTTTTAAGTGTCCAGATTTCCCAAAGCAATATGCGAATGTCTGATATAAACCAATCATGCTTGATTTGCCAGTAGGGTTTATTCATCCCACCCCTCCGCTTCCGGGCCGGGTGTATCCGGCTGCGCATTAGCCTGGGCCAGCTCGGTCAATTCTTCTGCAGGCCGGTAATATATATTTCTACATTCATTAGTACCTTTCCGCCATTTAAGCTTCCGCATGATGATCCCAACCGTAGTTGCTATACTCAACAACTCCCGCGGGGATTTCCTGGTCATTTCGGTTTTCAGGCAATCGGTTATAATATCTTCCATTGATACTTGATCTGGCCTACCAATAAGCCACCGTAATATCATATTATGGGTGGGGCTTTCTAATTCACGTTCACCGTGCATTTCATCAAGTATGCTAAGGGCCACAGGATCCTCAATATGGTACTTTTCCCCCAGTTTAAAGCGCGTTAACGCTTCAGCCCATAGCTGGGCCTTGTTTTCTCTTACATATGCAACGTTGAGCCGTTCACCGCATTCTATGGGCCAAAACCGGCGGTTGCCGGTATCGTCCCTTAAATACATGTTATTGCCAGATGGATTATATGTGCCTACAAACACACATTTACGCTTAAAATCCTTACTCCGAGCCGCGTATGGCAGCCGTACCCGGTCAACCTTTTTGCTTAGGAATGACTTTAGCCAATCAACGTCTTTCTTGTTCATGCCTGATAACTCCGATATTTCCACCATGAACACACCGCGCATGCTATCAATCAGGTCTTTATCTTTGTGGGTAAAATTCGTATCTAAAAACCAATTGCCCGCCAATTCTTCAACCAGCGTTGATTTACCGATACCCTGGCTTCCCTCTAATATCATCATGTGGTCGAATTTGCAGCCGGGGTTATAGATCCGAGCTACTGTGGCGATCAGGAATTTAGCCGCCACTTGCTGCGTATAGCAATTATCCAGGCAGCAGACGGTCTTGTGCAGCCATTCATCGATTCTTGGGATCTTATCCCATTCGACGGCTTGAATATAGTCTTTTACCGGATGGTAGCTGCGAAGCCTTGCCGAAAGATAGCAAGCGTCCCCCATTACGTTCTTTTGCGGTTCGAAATCATGTACCCGGCTAACATAGTACCTAAGATCGACAATATCCCTATCTTCTAAAATCTTTCCAACCTCTACTTTACTATCCCACTCTGGCACCTGGTAAAACTCAACATCTTCAGAGAATTCATTGAACATGAAAACGTCGGAAAGATTGATGTCCTGAGAGAAGATTTTCATGGTCTTTTTTAGTGGTAAAGGCTTTGCCATATACAACCTACCCTTGTTTTTGTAAAGTTATATATTTTGTGTGTACACACATGATTTATAAAACTCTTGGTTTATAATCATTGAGGCTGTATAATCCTTAGCGAATAAAAGGTTTATATTAAATATTGGTGTTTTAGGAGGTATGCGAGGTTTGGAAGTGCTTGAAAATAAAAGACTTATCTCATACAACCTAGGTTAACCGTTAGAACTGTAATGCTTTACGTTGTTTTTAAGCCTTTTTTTTGTGCTTTTGCCAAAATTTTTGCTCCAATTTATACAACTTCTGAATAGGTTGTATATTTTTAAACGAACGAATTGTGGCACCAAGGACACCCCGATCTTGGGTAATTACCGCGCCATCCACAGCGGCAAAAATCCATGCCGATTTCGCAAAAGCCGGGCTGGCTTTCTGCATTATTATTATTGGGCATATGCTTAGAATTGGCTTTACTGTCATATTCCGTTTTGGTTTCATTTTGCTTCATTATGACCTATCCATTATCAAATATCCCATCTTGACAGACCTGACACATCCCAGAGATACCATACTCCTTCCGGCTGAGGTCGTCTTTAAATTCCTTCATCTTTATTGGTTTACTACACATCGGGCAGAGTCCATGCTTAATCTTCTCAACCTCTTTGCTGAATCCTGTTGCTCTCATAATATTTTTATTTATCTTTCCCTCCCATATAAAAGGCCCCCAACAGAGCTGGCTAAGGCAGAATGATCCCGGTAGGGATACAGACTTTTTCCATTAGGGGCCGAATTTGTATTTGTGGTTTGGAGTTTGTTTTCTACCTTAGCCATGATTATAATTAAAATTATATGCCTAATAACTCAAATTGCAAGTGTTTTCTTTTTATTATTATCCCGGCATAATATTACTAAATAATACGTTTGTCGTCGAGGAATTTTCCTCTAAACATAATATAATAAATTAATCAAATAAATTCTTGCCAGTTCTTTTTAATTATCGCATACTATTACTATGAATGAAGTCGGCAGACCAACTGACTATAAAGAAGAATATAACGAACAAGTTTATAAATTCTCCCTGCTTGGTGCCACTGATGAACAGATAGCCGATTTCTTTGATATCTGTACCTCCACACTTAATAACTGGAAAAAGATTTATCCACAATTTTTGGCTTCCATAAAAAAGGGCAAGCTTAAAGCTGATGCCGAAATAGCCCAAGCTCTATATCATCGGGCTAAAGGTTACAAGCATCCCAAGGTGCATGTTAGTAATTATAAAGGCGAAATTACCCTTACCGATCTAACCGAACACTATCCCCCGGACACAGCAGCCGCTTTTATTTGGCTTAAAAATAGAGCCGGCTGGCGTGATTGCCGGGACGCAACCATAGTATTTGACAATGCAGAAGAATATTTTAAAACTATTGCCAACGCGATTACTAATAAGGATTTAGAATGATAGATAAGCGCGGAATGAAATATGGTAAATTATTAGTTTTTCTGCCAGCTGATATTAATCGTAAATGTAATGCTGTCACTTATGTTTGTATTTGTGATTGCGGGAAGATAAGTATTGTCGATCATAAGAATTTAAGGATGCCTTTACATACGGGATCATGCGGTTGTTCACAAAGAGAAAATGCAAGAGAAACAAATTATTTGGGTGATGGAGTATGCTCGTTTAATGGTTTATATTCAAGATATTCATCAGAAGCCAAGAGGCGAGGATTTGAGTTTTTACTAACAAAAGAAGAATTCAAGATATTAACAAAATCAGATTGCTTTTATTGTGGAACTGAACCATATCAATCAAGAGTTTATGGTAAATCAACACCGTATATCTATAATGGGGTAGATAGAAAAGATAATAATTTAGGATATACAATAGAGAATTCTGCTCCTTGTTGTGGTGTTTGTAACTTAATGAAAAGGACTATGGGAGAAACAGAATTCCTATCACACATTAAAAAAATATATGACTATAAAACAGATAGAGAAGTTTCTCCCTATGGAGTTAATAGACTTAACTCCGATTCAGAAGCAATACTATAATGACGACCATAGATTTATAGTCAATCCTGCTGGCCGAAGATCGCGGAAAACCTTAATTGGACGCAGGAAGCTCTTTCTCAAAAGCTTGCAAGTGCCGGGGCGATACTTCCATGGTGCTCCTACTTATAAGCAGGCCAAGGACATATTCTGGGAGCCGTTGAAAAGCGACACTAAGCTGCTTACAAAATCGAAATCAGAGTCAGACTTAGTTGTTAAGCTATTTAACGGCTCTGAAATCCACGTTATTGGATTAGATAAGCCGGAACGTATTGAAGGCCAACCCTGGCATGGCTGCCATATTACAGAAGTAGGCAACCTTAAAAATATGGCTGTCTGGAACTCAAACATTAGGCCGGTGTTATCCGATACAAACGGATGGGCCTTGCTTGATGGGGTACCAGAAGGCCGGAACTTTTATTATGATATGGCTACAAGGTCATGTGGCGGGGTATTGCCAGAATCAAGGCATGGGGCCGGTAGTTTCGGTACAGATGGCGGGGATTGGGCTTATTACCATTGGTTCAGCTCTGATGTGTTAACCCCAAAGGAAATGGCAGCAGTAAGGGAAGAATTAGATGACCGCACTTATCGGCAAGAATATGAAGGCACATTTGAAAGTTACGAGGGGCTGGCATACAAGGAATTTGGCTTACATAACTTTGACCGTACCCTAAAGGAAGATAGTGAGATTATATCCGTTGGCATGGATTTCAATGTTGACCCAATGACAGCGGTACTGGGCCATCTTAAAGGCGACACATATGAGCAGTTTGGCGAAATATGGCTTAATAACTCAAATACCTTTGAAATGCGGGATGCGCTGCTTGAAAGGTTTGGCCTTAAGAAACCGAGCCGCATTGTTATTTACCCGGATAGTACAGGCAAGGCAGAAAAGTCTAATGCTACCCGCTCAGATTTAACAATTTTGGAGGAAGCCGGATTTGAGGTATCAGCCCATGCAAGTAACCCCAGGCAGAAGGATAGGATCAACAACGTTAATTCTTTCCTTAAAGATCGCGGGGAAGCTACAAAATATAAGGTAAACCCGGAAACATGTCCAAAGACAATTAATGATTTAAACAAAAGGGAAAGCTTGCCGGATGGTAGATTGGATAAGAAACAGGAACAAGAAACCCAGGTGGGCCATATCTCTGATGCGCTTGGATATTTGATATCGTATAACTTCCCCTTACGGGGCGGCATAATAACCGGAATACCGGTGAAAGGAGCATAACATGGCAGAGGCTAAAGTACACAAGATGGAAGCGCCTAATAAGGCTGAACCAACACCGCAGGAGAAGAAGGCTAAATGTTTAAGGGCCGCGGGGCATAGCTTACGAGAGATTTCAGAAATGTTAAAGATCCCAAGGAGTAAGGTTGAAGTGTTTGTTAGCGGTACCATTGTAACCCCTCGCTTGCCGGCATCTAATAGTGATAAGGAAGGAAAATTACTTGTTGATAAGGAAGCAAAGGCCAGAGTAAAAGAGGCTAATGCAAAGGCAAGGCCAGGGCAGAGAGAGGCTAACGCAAGAGCCGGTAAGGGTGCGAAAGGAAAGTAACTATGCCTGGTGGCGTACAAGAAATCATTGATAGCCCACATCCGGAATATATCGGTAACCTTCCCTATTGGAATTTTTTACTCCAGTCTTACGAAGGTGGTAAGAATTATACCAATGCTACCGTAATGACTGGGTCGGGTAGGGATGGTAATATTTTAAGTGAGCTATTTGTAAAGGTGTTTGCTGGTGGGAAAGAAGTATCCCAACAAAGTGTTGAAGGTAACTTATTCCGGCATGTGAGGGAAACTAATAGTGATTTTGCAACTAGGGTAAGGATGAGTTATTATTATAACTTCTGCGCTCCGATTATTGACATCTACACCAACCACCTTTTCAAGCAAGCCAT